AGCGCAGGTGCTTGAGCTTCTCGATGGTCGTCGGCGCCTGCACGGCAATGTCGGCGATCGCGTCGTCCTTGAGCACGCGCGAGCGCGGCACGTCGCGGGATTGCGCCTCGCGCTCGCGCCAGGCCGCGACCTCGATCAGGACCGCGAGTTCCTTGGGCTTGCGCACGCGCGTTTTGAGCCGCTGCCACGCGCTCTGCGGATCCATGCGATAGGTCTCGGGCGAGGTCAGCACCTGCATTTCGTCCTCGACCCAATCGACGCGGCCGCGGCGGCCGAGATCTTCGACCAGCGCGTGATAGACGTCGCGCAGATGGGTGACGTCGGAAATGGCGTAGGCGAGTTGCGCCTCGGACAGCGGCCGGCGCGTCCAGTCGGTGAAGCGGTGCGATTTGTCGAGCGCGTCGCCGGTGATGCGTTGCACCAGTTGATCGTAGGAAATGGAATCGCCATAGCCGAGCACCATGGCGGCGACCTGGGTGTCGAAGATCGGATGCGGAATGAGTTTTGCGCCGTGCCAGATGATTTCGATGTCCTGCCTCGCGGCATGAAACACCTTCATCACCTTTTCGTCGGCCATCAGCGCGTAGAACGGCGCAAGATCGATGCCGGGCGCGAGCGCATCGACGACGACCGCTTCCTCTGGCGAGGCCATCTGCGCCACGCACAGCAGCGGATAGTAGGTGGTCTCGCGCAGGAACTCGGTGTCGATGGTGACGAAGGGATGGGCAGCCATCCGCTTGCACGCGCCGGCCAGCTCCGACGTCGCGGTGATCGGGTGCGTTGAATAGGAGACTGCGGCGGCACTCGACATCGGCATTGCGCTAGTCTGTTCAGATATGAGGCGTGTGGCAAGGCCGGTCTGGTGCCGACACAAAGCCTGTTGCGACGCAGATTACCCGCGGATCTTGGGCATGTTGATGAATTCCCACGGACTCGGGAAGGCACCCACCGGAACCTCGATCAGCGTCGGCCCATTGCGCTGCGCGAAGGCCTGGCGTAACGCCTGACGCAACTCGTCCGGGCCTTTGGCACGCACGGCCGCGGCGCCAAAACTCTTGCCGAAGGCGACGAAATCCGGATTGGCCAGATCGCTGCCGATCAAGCGGTTGCCGAAGCGCTCCTGCTGGATGCGCCGGACATTGCCGAACGCGCCGTCATTGAACACGATGGTCACCAGCGGGATGCGGTGCCGGATCGCGGTCGCCATCTCGGTTGCGGTGAACAGGAAGCCGCCGTCGCCCGAGATGGCGACGACCGGCACGTCGGGCCGGGCATGCTGCGCGCCAAGCGCGGTGGCAAAGCCCCAGCCGAGCGGGTCCTGATAGCCTGGCGAGAGAAAGGTGCGCGGTTTGTAGACCGGAAAGGCTATCCGCGCGGCAAAACCCATTTGCGTGACTTCGTCGACGAAAATTCCGTCTTCGGGCAATTCGGCGCGGATCGCGTCGAGGAACGCGATCTGGGGTGCGATTTTTTCCAAGCGCTTGCGCCACGCACCTTGCCGCTCCTGCATCTCGGCGCGGCGCGAGGCGCGTTTGGCGTTATGCGCCGGCAATTCCTCAAGCAGACTTTGCAGGATCGGCGCGGCGTCGCCGATCAGCGCCACCGCCGGCTTGTGCAGGCGGCCGTGTTCCTCGGCATCGGCGTCGACGCGGACGATCTTGAGTTCGCGATCAATACCCCATTGCCGGAACTGAATGAGGAGACGCGTGCCGACGGCTAGCACCACATCGGCTTCGCCCCACAGATCGCGGCCCAGCGGCAGCGTGACGCTGAGCGGATCGCGGGCGTCGAGCACGCCGCGGCCACGGCGAAAGCCGAGCACCGGCGCCTGCAGCATGGCCGAGAGCGCCGTGACTTCTTGCGAAGCACCTTGCGCGCCGCCGCCGCAGATGATCAGCGGCCGCTTCGCGGCGCCGAGAAGCTTTGCCGCCTTGCGGATCGCGCCCGGATCGATCTTGGTTGCCGGAACCGGCAGCGGCGCTTGCAAGGTCACCGGCCCGGATTTGCCCCACACATCGATGGCGCATTCGAGCACCGCTGGTCCCGGCCGGCCGCTTTGCATCGCGCGCAGCGCCAGCGCCGTTGCCCGCGACGCCTGCTCCGGCTTGCGGATCAGCGACGAATGATCGACCAGCCGCTTGACGATGCCGCCCTGGTCGCGGATTTCGTGCAACTGGCCCAGCCCGCGGCCGATATCGGCGTCGGGAATTTGCCCGATCAGGCCGAGCACCGGCGCGTTCATCCCATAGGCGGTGAGCAGCGCCGCGCCGGCGTTGAGAAGCCCCGGCCCGGGCACCACGGCGAAGGCCGCCGGCTTGCCGGTGGCAAGCGCCGCGCCGAGCGCCATATAGGCCGCGCCCTGCTCGTGGCGGGTGTGGATGGTGCGCAGCCGGTCCTGTGCACCGAACAAAGCCTCGAACAGGAAATCGTTCTGCACGCCTGGCAGGGCATAAATCGTGTCGAGGCCGTGGCCGATCAGCGTCGCGATCACCGCTTCGGCTGCGGTCATGGTCAAGCCTGCCGCTTGGCCGGCCGGCTTTTTACGTTGCTTCGGCATTCCTGCTCCTGGTTCGGCGGCGAGTGTGCAGATCGGCGCGGTTCTGTCGAGGCGCTTGCTTGGTGCTTGACAAATCGGCGCGTAGCGGGTGGTTGTGCGCCACCTTTTCACCCATTGGAATGAGCATGCACCGCTACCGCACCCATACCTGCGGCGCGCTCCGCGAGAGCGACATCGGCATCGAGGCCCGGCTGTCGGGCTGGTGCCACCGCATCCGCGACCATGGCGGCGTGCTGTTCATCGATCTGCGCGACCATTACGGGCTGACCCAGGTGGTGGCCGATCCCGACAGCCCGGCTTTCAAGGTCGCCGAGACGCTGCGCTCGGAATGGGTGGTGCGGATCGACGGCAAGGTGCGGCGGCGGCCGGGCGGCACCGAGAACCCCGACCTGCCGACTGGCGCGGTCGAGGTCTATATCCGCGAGATCGAGGTTTTGGGGCCGGCCGGCGAGCTGCCGATGCCGGTGTTCGGCGACCAGGAATATCCTGAGGAAACAAGGCTCAAGTACCGTTTCCTCGACCTGCGTCGCGAGCACTTGCATCAAAACATTATGAAGCGCGGCCAGGTCATTGATTCGATCCGGCGGCGCATGAAGGAGCAAGGCTTCTTCGAGTTCCAGACACCGATCCTCACCGCCTCGTCGCCCGAAGGCGCGCGCGATTATCTGGTGCCGTCGCGCATCCATCCGGGAAAATTCTACGCGCTGCCGCAGGCGCCGCAGCAGTTCAAGCAGCTGATCATGATCGCCGGCTTCGATCGTTATTTCCAGATCGCGCCGTGCTTTCGCGACGAAGACGCCCGCGCCGACCGCTCGCCTGGCGAGTTCTATCAGCTCGATCTCGAAATGAGCTTTGTCACCCAGCAGGACGTGTTCGACGCCGTCGAGCCGGTGATCCGCGGCGTGTTCGAGGAGTTTTCCGGCGGCAAGCCGGTGACCAAGAAATTCCCGCTCATTCCTTACGCCGAGGCGCTGAGCAAATACGGCTCCGACAAACCCGACCTGCGCAATCCGCTCGTCATGCAGGACGTAAGCGAAGCCTTCCGCGGCTCCGGCTTCAAGATCTTCGCCAACATTCTCGCCAACGATCCAAACGGCGCAGTGTGGGCGATCCCGGCGCCCAACGGGGGCAACCGCGCCTTCTGCGACCGCATGAACTCCTGGGCGCAAGGCGAGGGGCAACCGGGCTTGGGCTATATAATTTTTGCTCCATACGAGGGGTCGTCGAAGGAATCCGTGGCAAAGGCGTTCAAAGCGCAAGGCGGGACGCTCGAGGAGTTTGCAGAGCGCAACTTGGATCAAACTGGGAAAGTGATCGGGCGTGGTCCGCTCGCCAATAATATCGGTCCTGAACGCACGGAGCAGATTCGCAGTCAGCTTGGGCTCGGCGTCGGCGACGCCTGCTTTTTCATTGCCGGCAAGCCGAAGGACTTCGTCAAATTCGCCGGGCCGGCGCGCACCAAGATCGGCGAGGAGCTCCACCTCGTCCAGAAAGACCGCTTCGAGCTGTGCTGGATCGTCGACTTTCCGATGTACGAATGGAACGAAGAGGACAAGAAGGTCGATTTCTCCCACAATCCGTTCTCGATGCCGAACGCGTCGGTCGAAGATTTTTTGGCACTCGATGCGAAAGACAACGAAAAGATTCTTTCGCTCAAGGCCATCCAATACGATATCGTCTGCAACGGCGTGGAATTGTCCTCGGGCGCCATCCGCAATCATCGCCCCGACGTGATGAAGAAGGCGTTTGCCATCGCCGGCTACGACGAGAGCGTGCTCGAGCAGAAATTCGGCGGCATGTTGCGGGCGCTGTCGCTTGGCGCGCCGCCGCACGGCGGCATCGCGCCCGGCATCGATCGCATCGTCATGCTGCTGTGTGGCGAGGAGAATCTGCGCGAGGTCGTGCTGTTCCCGATGAACCAGCGCGCCGAGGATTTGCTGATGGGCGCGCCGTCGGAGGTCACGGCAAAGCAATTGCGCGAACTGCATATCCGCACTGTGCTGCCCGAGCGCTCGTGAGCGGCGCGCCATTCACTCGGCCGCGAGTGCGGCCGGCGGATCGGACAGCGCTGCCATGGTCTCGAAATATTCGGCCTCCATTCTCTTAATGCGTATCAAGCGAAGAACGAGTCGCATGTCGCGCAAAACTTCCAGCGACAGCCGGCTGCCGCCGCCGAGCGCACTGGCAATCTGAAAGGCTTTTCGCTCGTCGCGCCACCAGCGCTCGACCGTGGCGATCGCCGCGTCGAGGTCGCGGCCATGGAGTCGCGTGGCCCGCGCGCCGAAGCGCGCGCGTAGCGCCGGGTGGCGCGGCCCGCGCCGGATCAGCCGCTCGACCCGGATCTTGAAATCGTTGACGACGGCGGCCTGATCGAACGCCGCGCCGATTTCCGTCAGCGCAACGTCGAGCGCCGATTGTCCCTTGGCCCGTTCGACGGCGGCGGCGCGGCGAGCTCGCTCGCGGTCACGCTCTTGGCGCCGGCGGTATGGCATGGCGCTGTTGTAACCATTACGAGGACAAGAGTCAAGGCCGTGTGACTATATTGGGGACAACGCAGGAAGCGTTGCGCAGCAAACGAAAGCCGGCCGGTGACGCGATTCGCCGCCGGCCTGCCTGAAAATTTCGATCATTGGGATACGAGGTTTGCGCTCAGAACAGCTTGAGGCAGGACAGCACTTTGCCGACGACCTCGAGATCGGCGAGCGGCGTCTCTTCGTTGTTATGATTCGGATTGTCGGAAATGATTTTCACTTTGGTGGGTTTCGTGTTGCGCATCACCTGCAGGCGCTTGACGACGATGCTGCCAAAGGTGTCGCGGATGGCGTAGAGGCCGTCGGGCGTCGGCGTCTTGTGGCCGGTATCGACGACCACGCGCTCGCCCGACAGGATCGTTGGCGCCATGCTGTCGCCACTGGTGTCGAGCACCAGAAGCTGCGCCGGCGCTGAGTGCAGCTGCTCGCGGACAAAACTGGTTGGAAACACCCATCCTTCGGCCTTTAGCGGGTCGGTGTGGCGTCCTTCCTTGCGCACTTCGCGCGCCGGCACGCCGCCGCCGCCGAGGCCGGCCCTTGTGTCGAGCTCGGGGATCTGGCCGCGCGGCGGACCGACCGGCTCGCCGCGCTCGCGATGCGCGCCTAGCACGTCGCTCGACTCGATATGGTCGTCCGGCATGGTGCCGGGATAGCGGCCCCACAGCAAAATCTGCTCCGGCGTAAAGCCGAGATGCTTGGCAAAGGGCTTGAGGTGATCGAGCCGCATCCGGATCTGGCCGCCCTCGAGCCGCGATAATTGCTGCTTGGATACCCCCGACAACCGCACCAATTCCGAGCGGCTCATGTGGCGCGCCTCGCGCGCATGATAGAGCCCGGTGAGCTGTCGGCCGCTGCGAATCTTTCGTGCCATGGCCCCATTGTCACAAATTCGGTGCAGAACGCCTAGCATCAAAATTGGTGACTTGACAAGTCTATTTTGTCGCTATTTAAGGGACAAGCGGGCGACGCCTAGGGGCCCGCGATGGCGGGAAAAAGTTATGCGTGGAATATGGACGCGCGAACGGATCGCGCTTCTGAAAAAGCTTTGGACTGACGGCGAGACCGCCACGGCCATTGCGGCGCGACTGCGCATGTCGCGCTCCGCGGTGCTCGGCAAGGTGTTCCGCCTGCGGCTTCGCCCGGCGAAAAAAGCTGCGGCGGCTACGGCAGCTTCGGCGCGCAGCGGCACAGCAATCCTCAGGCGGCGTCACCAAAGACGGCCGCCGATCAAGCATCGGCCGAAGCCGGCCGCACCCGTGGCAATGCCATCGGGGAAAACGCTGTTCGAATTGACCAACGGCTCCTGCCGCTGGCCGCACGGCCAGCCCGGCACCAAAACATTTCACTTCTGCGGCGCGCCGGGCGCGGATTTGGAAGGCGGCCGGCCATACTGCGAGCGCCATGCGCGGCGCGCCTATGTCGGCCACCGCAAGACGCCGGCAGCGCCTGCCGGCGCGGCGGATCCGCCAATCACATCGCCCTCCATCGTGCCGTTTGGCGTGAAACGGTTCGTCTTCAGTCAAGGGAGGAAGCGATCTTGAGCACCAAACCGATCGGCAGCGGTCGCAATCGCGGCGCGCCCGCAAGCGCCGATGCAGCCGTGCCGCTCGCCGACCGCGCCGCCGCCGCCGCGGCCGCCGAGTTGCGTGGCGAACGCGCAAATATCCTCGGCGCCATCGGGCGTTCCACGCTGTCGCCGCTGACGCGGCCGCGCCGCGTGCCCGAACGCTGGTCGTTCTTTCACGTCATGGCGCGCATGGAGGAGGGCTTTCGCACGCTGTCGCGTTTGCCGCTGCCGACGCGGCCGCGCGGCTATATCAACTCCATGCCGGTCTATCTTTACGACCGCGCCGATCTCAATTCGCAACTCGAAACCCACGAGCTCGAACGCATGGCGCGCATGCGTAACCGCGTGCGCATCCCGCCGTCGCCAGCCGAGATCGCCAGAATGGAGGAAGCGCTGCGCTGGCCGGCGCTTTATCTCTCCGGACCGGACTTTCATCACTTGGCCCGCGCCGTGAATCTCGGCGCGCTGTGGGCGGCGTTCGACGCCGATATCGACGCGCGCGTGAAGCGGCTCAAGATCACGCGCCGCGCCTTCCACGCCCGCAAGCTCCACGGTCTGCGAATCATTGCCCGTGAGCTGGCCCAGCGCCGGGTGCCGGTGCGGTGAACGCCTCGCGCGCGCGCCTGGTCGCGGCGTTTCGCGAAGGTTTCGGCCTGGCCGCGATCGCGGTGATCGACGGGCCGGATGGCGTTCGCGTCACGGCGGCGGCGCCGGGCGCCGAAATCGCCTGCGCGCCTGCGGAAACCGTGCAGTGCCGCTGGTGGTGCCCGCGGGCTTATGAAGCCGCGTCCATCGCGACGGCAGTCGCCGCCCGCCTGCACAGCCGCGAAAGCTGCGATGGCGCGGCGATATCGGCCTGCCAAGCGGTCGTTCGCGCCGCCAAGCAGCGCCATGTCGATCTGCATTTGGATGAAGAAATTCTGGAACAAGCCATGGCCGTCATCGCCAGAATCGACGACGAGATCGAACGCTTGCGCCAGTCCGGAGATTTGCGGCCGATCAACAAGTCCTACCAATCGTACCGGCGCGACGCCGCCGCCAAAGGCGAGCGCGTCGTGCCCTATGCGCAATGGATGCTCGGCTACAAGGAAGAGCTTGTGCGCAAGCTCGCCGCCACGCTGCGCTATCTGTGACGATCGTTGTTTGCGAATCTTTGCCAAAAATCGGAGTGAAGCGATGCGGCCGGTCGTGGCGGCCGGTTTTTCGCCTTTGCCGCACAAAATATTTTCCGTCGCGTCTTCAATACGATACGTGAAATTTTCAGAGCAAGCTCCGATCCGTGCGCTTGACGCGCTCCGGTTTTTTGCGGCATTGCCTCGCGTGCGGGCGCGCCTTGCCGAACTGCGTGCGGCGCGCTTCGCAACTCACTCACAATCTTCAAACACCAGCAAACTCGCGAACGACGCGCGAGGCCGCACCGGCGCGTGACGCATTCACGCACCCGGCGGCCGCGCGCACATTCGCGCGGGTTTCATCAGCGCATCGGAGGATGAACCGTGAGCGTCACCGGCAAGGTCAAGTTTTTCAACGACACCAAAGGCTACGGCTTTTTCACCCGCGACGACGGCTCGGGCGACGTGTTCGTGCATCGCACCGACCTGCCGGCGAATGCCGGCGCGCTTTTCGAGGGCCGGCCGGTCAGCTTCGAGATCGATCGCACCCACCGCGGGCTTCGCGCCATCAATATCGCGTTCGAGTGACCGCGACGCCGCGCGTCGCAAAGGGCAGACCTAATGAAACCTCCGCTGCCGCACAGCGAAAGCGCCGTACCGCGAACGCTGCACGCACAGCTTGAGATCGCCAAAGCCATGCGCACGCTGATGGCGCCGGATGAGGACGAGCTGCTTCGCTGGCGCCGCGCCGAGATCATTGCGCTGCGTCGCGATCTTGAGGTGCTCGCCGGCGATATCCGCAAAGCTTTCGAAGAAGCTGCGGCACTGCTGAAAGCGGATCTGCGGGCAACGCTGCAGAAATATAGCCCCGACCAACCACGCGTTTCGGCTGGAAATCCCGACGGTGGACAGTGGACGAAGGGAGACGGCGGAAACCAACCGTCAACCCCCTCCAGTCGAACATCTACAGAACGCTCCGGAGTGCCTGTGAGGTATGCCTCACTCGAAACTTCACCAAACAATGTGCTGACGGATGCACCGGCATCGGGGACGCGATACGCGGCCGGTAATGAGAGCAATGAGGAAAATGAACGTGAAGGCGGTATGGAAGCGTCGCCCGGGCAGCTGATAAGGCTGGATGTCGCCCAGGCTCGGCTCAACGATTTGATCGCGCAAGCGCGAAAAATTGATCAAAACTGGAGTCCGAGTCCTGGTGTTTACGAAGATATCGAAGGTAAGATCACAAATCTGGAGGCCCGAGCGCAAGAGGCGGAGGAATTCCTCGCACGGCTTCGCGGCCTTGGATTTCCCCGCGATCTAAGTACCGGCCGCCGCTTCATTTTCCCACCAAACACAAAGACGGGCGATCCCTTAATTGACAGCACAACAGCAAAGCTGATGGACCTCCTTGGCGATGTCATGGACGGAGTTGGACCTCGAGCAGACCTGGACCCGGGCCAATATGGTATCCGCGTTCACACGGATTTTGCTGAGATGTTGCGTGCGAAGGGTCTGCCGGGCATAGAGCCCAATGACGTGGAAAGAACTTTCTCGTTAACCGATAAGGCGTTTTATGGAGCCAAATACAGTATCAGACCTGACGCGATACTTCGACGCGACACCGGCAACATCGCTGCGATTTATGATATCAAGACGGGACGCGGTATGAGCGAGCTCCGAGTCATTAAGATTCGCTATATGACCGATTCCGGCCGTACCATACCGGTGATCGAGTTGAATCGCGTACGAGGCGCTATTTTGAAACGCCGGTAATCGTGGCGGCAATGGAGGCGGGAGGGCTTTCACATGGCGATGGAGATGTTTGTCTTGTCCGACCGGCAATTAGGATCAATTGCTGAGTGGCAGGCGGCGATCGATGCCGAGGGCTTCGCCGTCAAGTTGGATGACACAGACTTTCGATGGCATTCAGGATTTTTACCCGCGCGATTAAATGGAAAGCTGACTGGTTTTGAATGCTATCACGATTCAGCTGACGAATTTATAAGTGAAAATTCCGATATCGATTTCGGCCACGAATGGAAATTTGTGCTTGGGTTCCGCTGGAGGGGCGATTTCCATGAATTTGAGGCTGCGTGGACGGCCGCAGCCGCTTATGCCAGCGCCACGAACGGCGTCGTGTTTGATGGTGAGGATGGGTCGATCCTTCCTGTGGAGGAGGCTAGACAAGCAGCAAGAAAAATCGTGCGTGACATGCCAAGGATGTTGCGTGAGCTGCAGTCGCGGCACTGATCTGTCAGAGAATGTGCCCCGAACATGCAAGTTATCAAGCCTGCGCATTCATTGACCTGAGGTCGACGGCGCTCGTCATGTCGATGCAGATATGTGTCTTCTCCGATCGGATTCTTGGCTCGATTGCCCAATGGCAGCAGGCGATCGACGCCGAGGGTTTCCGGCTGTGGCTATCCGATGACGTGCCCCCAAGCGAGATCAACGGCAAATGGCTCGGCCAATTGCACGACGAACTGACCGATTTCGAGTTTCACCCCAGAGACGCACAGGAGACGATGGAGTGTTACGGAACTGAGAAATTCGATCGCAAATGGAAGTACGCGTTTGCATTTATCTGGGGCGGGCTGAATGTCAACAATTCAACGGCGGCGTGGATGGCTGCGATAGCTTATGCGCGTGCTACCGGCGGTGTCATATACGACGACGAGGAGGGCAAACTTTTCAGCCCGGCGGCGGCGCTCGATGTCGCGCGCGATCTTGAGCAGTTCTTGCCGGAATTGCGGGAGCGTAAGCAGCATTTGATGCGGCGATTGGCGACGCAACGCAAACAAACTTAATTGGGGCGACGTGTTCGTGCATCGCACCGACCTGCCGGCGAATGCCGGCGCGCTTTTCGAGGGCCGGCCGGTCAGCTTCGAGATCGATCGTACCCACCGCGGGCTTCGCGCCATCAACATCGCGTTCGAATGATCGCGGCGCTCGGCGCGGAAAAGGCCAATCCGATGAAACCACCGCTGCCGCGTATCGAGAGCGCCGTGCCGCGAACGCTGCACGCGCAGCTCGAAATCGCCAAGGCCGTCCGCACGCTGACGGCGCCCAATGGGGATGATCCGCTGCGCCAGCGCCGTGCTGAGATCGCCGCCATCCGCCAAGACCTGGAGGCGCTTGCCCGCGAGATTCCGAGGGCCTTCAAGGAGGCTTCGGCGCTGGTGAAAGCGGAGCTGTGCGGGACACCGAGAAAATATAACCCCGACCATCCGCGGGTGCCGGACCGCCGTGGAACCACGAAAGCAGCAGTCGATGACCCAGAGCATCCAGGTTGGCCGGCTGGAGCGCCAGACCGCCAGGGAGGTCGATTCCGGCCCAAGGATGGTCAAGCAGATGCCGTTAATGAAAATGCTGAAACGCGCATACGGTATGCGTCGCTGGAAATTCCAGGCACGAGTCCGGCGGCGGTGGGCAGGAGCGGCGGTACGACAGACAGCGCCACGCAAGACACGCAAATTCTGACCAATCTTCAGAGCGTGCTCCACACTGTCCAATCGACAATACCTCGTGACTTGATTTGGTCGAATGAGATAGTGGCGGATCATCCAAGGCATCCGGTGCGATTCGTAGACAGTGATGGCCAACCCGTTCTCGACATCCTGGATAATCCCATCTCCAGACCGGATGACCTTCCGCCCGAAAGATATCTCCGAGCTGGACTTGCAAATCGATTTTTGGGCGCGCAATCCGCTGGATTGCTGCAGCCTGGGACGGGTGATGGGGTTTCGGACGCCAAGGTCTTAGGTGCGGTAGTCGCACTTTATTCGGCATTACTTCCAGTCGCGCCCGGAGGATTGTTGGACGCTGAACGGTTCGATGGGAATTACGTTCTCGACTATCGCCACTATCTAAACATAATGATCGGTGTTTATTCTGCGGCTGCGGGTTTAAACCGCGAAGACGTCCTCTCCGCCATAGATTTCTACGCCTCCCGCAAATCGACATTCGCGACCGAAGAGTTGATGGACGAAGTCTACACGCACTCAGCCAAGCAGGATGTCGAAGACACGAAATTGGGCTATAGATTGTACGAGTCCGGGCGCATTCGGTTGAGACGATAGACGGTATCTGAGATGCAGAGCACACTTGATAGTCGCGTGCGAATTTGGACGTGGATCTTTGCGGTGCTTGGACCATTGTCCGTTTTTGGTGTCCGTATTCTTATCGATATTGTAAGCGATCGAATCATTGTCCTCTTCATCTGTGGCGCGATATTGCTCGTCGTCTTTGTCGCCTGGGCCGGCTTGACTTATCTCGATGCCCTGGCGCTTGCCGTCTCGGCCTACCAACGCGAATGGCGCCGTTTCCCGTCGAAGCTGATCCTGCTGCTGGTCATGGTCGTAACCGGAGTGAATCTCGGATGGGCTTGGCAGTCGGCTGCCGCGTCAGGCGATTATGTTCACCTCTTTGCCTTGTATCCTTGGTACATGGCCGAGATATCGGACCTGCCGGAACCGCGCTTTAAGGCGTGGCAATGGCATTTCGCCGGGCCTTGCGGCAGCGGGATTGCCTACGATGAAAGCGACGCGATTGCGTCCAGGCACCGCTCGACGAGCGATGGACTTGTTGGCACGGTGGACGTGCACGGCAACTCCCGCGCATTCGGACATTTCTATTTCGCGACCTTTTGTTAGTAGCAGGCCGAGCGCAAAGCGCCGAGCCCAGCAGAGACGGACTTCGCCGATTAGAACCAACAGACCGCAAGTTAGCTCTCTTGATCTTGGCTTAACCGTAAGCGCCCCTTGGCGCAGGAGTGTGATTCACCGAACAACAAAACGACAGAACGCGAACGGGAACCGAGCGCAAGCCGTCTCAAGACTCCCAATTCAAGCGCACTGCCAGGCAGCAGGACGCGCAAGAGCTCCTGGGAAGGTCGCAGCGGCACACGCTGCTACCGCGACTATGCAAACCTTGTGATTGGCCTTTATTTTGCCGCAGCGGGAATTAAATTTGAGGACGGTATGTGGTTTGCAGACACCTATGCAAAGTATTCTTCCAGCTTCCATGAGCCAATGGATGAAATCTACACCCATTTGCCAAAGCGGGACGTGCTCGACATGAAGATGGGTTACGATCTTTACGAGTCCGGTCGAATCGCGGCCGGACGATAGCCGGAGAACGACATGCAATTTGGTCGTCCAGATCGCATCCTCTACTGGCCGATCATTCTCTCTGTGGCTTGGCCTATCGCCTTTATTTTGGCTTGGGCGGGGCCGTTTGACTTATCATTCTATGGCGGTCCGTTGGTCATTGCCTTGTGGGCCTTATCAGCTGGAGTCGCTACTTTGATTTGTTTGGCATGGCTCTATCTGCGGACGTGGCGCCGGTTCTTGTCGACGATTGTGTTGCCGCTGACCGTGCTCGTGGCGGGTCTCAATCCGGGCTTTGCTTGGCGCGCCGGACAAGGGGCCGGAGACTACGTCCATTTTTACGCCATGCTACCGATCTATCTCATCGAGATATCGAAGCTGCCTACTGACGAGCCGCGGTTCATGTTCCAGGATTGGGGTGGATTTTTAGCGGTATCGCGCGGGGTCGTGTACGATGCAAGCGATGAGATCACGCGGCCGGCGACCGAGCGCTCCGACGCGTGGAAGAGACGAGCCGCCTTGACCGATGCAAATTGCGTGTACGGCTACACACCGATCTTCGGCCATTTCTACTTTGTCGGCCATGATTGCTAGGCGGCAGCGCATTCGGCTGCGCCGTGAATGAGGTCCGGCGTGCAAGGGGCAGATAACGACCGAGTTCTCTATTGGCCTCTTGCTATCGCCATTGGCTGTCCGGTGATCTGTATACTCGCCTGGTCCGATACGTTCCTCGTTCAGCTCATTTGTGGCCCGTTCACGCCGTTCGTCACTTTCGTCTCCCTCATTATTGACGCTGCGGCCTGTAAGAGTGGCGGCGTTGTCTGCTCGTTGGCATGGATTACCGGTCCATTCATTCTCGCTGGATTGCTCTCCCTGATAATAGGTCCTCTGGCCTTTGGAGTCTGGCTTGGCGCGGGTGTGGTTGTTCCTTTGATTGCCGTCATGGAGGGAGTGGAAAGGGGGTTTAAGCACTCTTGGCGCCGGCTCTTGTCCATCGTGATTTTGCCGTTGGTTTCGCTGGTTGCGCTGTACAATGTCGAGTTTTTCTGGCGCGCAGGACATACCGCTGGCGACTACATTTATCTGCTTGCCCGATATCCCGGCTACATGGTCGAAGTGGCGCAACTGCCAGCCGATGAGCCGCGGTTCAAGGTGTGGCAACGGTACTTCTACGGACCGTGCGGCACGGGTATAGCCTATGACGAGAGCGGCGCGTTGGTGTTTCGCACCCGATGGGTAACAGACGAACGTATCGGCACCGTCGAAGTTGAGTATGTTTCCCGTGCGTTCGGCCACTTCTATTTCGTTCTCACCTGCTAGTCGTTGGCCAACGGCCGCTTGCATTCGGATTCGGAATTCTGTCCATCCTTGGCTCAACAGTGAGCGCCGCTTTCTCTGGCGCAGGAGTGTGATTCACCGAACAACAGAACGACAGAACGCGAATGGGAAGCGAGAACGAGCCGTCTCAAAAGTCCCAATTCAAGCGCACTGCCAGGCAGCAGGACGCGCAAAAGCTCCTGGGACGGTCGCAGCGGCACACGCTGCTCGTGGGCGGCGCGCGGTCCGGCAAGACCACGCTCCTGGTCCATGAAATCGTCACCCGTGCGCTGCGCGCCGACGCCTCGCGTCACGCTATCCTGCGGTTCCGCGCCAATGCGGTGCGGCCCTCGATCGCGCTTGACACGCTGCCGAAGGTGTTTCGCTTCTGGGACCCCATGGTGCCGCACAAACACCACCGCACCGAGGGGTATTTTTCGCTCAATAACGAATCGGAAATCTGGTTCGCCGGCCTCGACGACCAGGAGCGGGTCGAGAAGATTCTGGGCAAGGAATATGTCACGATCTTTCTCAACGAATGCTCGCAGATTCCCTACTCCTCGGTGCTGGTCGCGCTGACCCGGCTGGCGCAGGTTGCCGGCGATCTCCGCCAGGCCGCCTATTACGACTTGAACCCGACCAGCAAGGGCCACTGGACCAACGTTCTGTTCGGCGAGAAGCGCGATCCGATCTCGCAACTGCCGCTTGACGATCCTGACAACTACGAGCGGATATTTCTCAATCCACGCGACAACGCCGACAATCTATCGGCGGATTACCTCAAGAGCCTCGAACGGCTGCCCGAGCGGCAGCGCAAGCGCTTCTTCGAAGGCGTCTATATCGACAATCTCGACGGTGCGCTGTTCAGCTACGAGATGATCGCCCGCGCGCGCGTTGCCGACCTGCCGAAGGCCGACCGCCGGCGCGTCGTCGTCGCGGTCGATCCGTCGGGCGCCTCGAGCCGCGACGACGAACGCGCCGACGAGATCGGCATCGTCGTTGCCGCGCGCGGCGCCGACGGCCACGCTTACGTGCTCGCCGACCGCTCGCTGCGCGATGCGCCCGCCGCGTGGGGCCGCGTCGCGGTGCAGGCCTATCACGATTTCGACGCCGACCGCATCGTGGCGGAGGAGAATTTCGGCGGCGAGATGGTGCGCTTCGTCATCCGCGCCGCCGATCCCAATCTGCCGGTGCACATGATCTCGGCCTCGCGCGGCAAGGTGCTGCGCGCCGAGCCGGTGTCGGCGCTGTACGAGCAGGGTATCGTACATCACGTCGGCCGTTTCGCCGTGCTGGAGGACCAGCTCTGCGCCTTCACCACCGCGGGCTATCGCGGCGAGGGCAGTCCGGATCACGCCGACGCGCTGATCTTTGCCGTCACCGAGCTGATGCTGAAAGCCGACAACACCGCGATCATCGAATTCTACCGTCTCAAGGTGGAGGACCAGGCCCGGCCGGCCGCGGCCGCGGCGGCCCCCGAAGCGCCGGCGACGATCCGCTTGCGCGTGCCGGAGAACATCTCCGGCGTTCATGGTCTGTCCACGACATATTATATGGTCGGCGCTGACCGTGTGATCGCGGTGGCGCCGGGCGACGTCGAGCCCCTCCTCAAGGCCGGCTACCAGCAGTTGGTCGATGACGACAAAGGGTCGATCGCATGAACCCCAACGGACCTCGCATTTTGACCGCCGTGCCGCGGAACTTGCACACCCAGCTCGAGATCGCCAAGGCGATCCGCACGCTCGCCGGGCCGGACGAGGACGAATTGCTGCGGCAGCGGCGCGCGGAGATCGCCGCGATCCGCCGCGATTTGGATGTGCTCGCGCGCGGCGTTCGCAAGCTCGGCGAAGAATTGCCGGCACTGGCGATGGCGGAGCTGCAATCGGAGCTGAAAAAATACAGCCCCGACCAGCCGCGCGTGCCGGCCGGAAACCCCGACGGTGGGCAGTGGACGAGCGGGAGTGAGCCTGTCGCCGGGAGCGGCGAGGCATCGCATCTTTCAGACGACAACACGAGCGAGGTCTCTGGTGCGCGCGTGCAATACGCTCAGGCCGAGACTAATACGCGTACGGACGAGACAAGCCGCAACGCGGCCAACACGGCCGCGTACGACACGTCAATTCAGGGTAACCTTCCTGGTGTGCTCTACACTCTTCTGACTGTACATGATCCGCGGCGTCAGAATATTTGGTCGTATACACTTCCTGAGGATCATCCAAGGGCCCCAGTGGAATTTGTGGACAGTGATGGCGTCCCGATCCACGACAATCAGGGTCAACCTATTTTTCGGCCTGCTAGCATGCCACCGGAAAGATATGTTCAGGCGGGCTTGGCAAACCCATTCTCGGGGACAGCGTTGAGCGCGTTGATGAGCCCGCAAGATCAGGTCGGGCCTTGGGACGTTACACCGTCTGTGGCTCGGGGGATCCTTTATTCGTTGCTGCTTCCTGTTTCCCCTGGAGGGTCTCTGGATGCCGAACGTTTCGACTTCAGTCGTGTTATCGATTACCGCCACTATCTGAACATCATGATCGGCGTTTACGGCGCGGCAGCAGGCTTGGATCAGAACGATGTCCTCTCGACAATAGACGATTATGCCCTAAATTTTTCCCGATTCGGCCGTAATGACCGGCTGGACGACGTCTACACTCATTCGGCGAAGCAGGATGTCGAAGATACGAAACTGGGCTATAGATTGTACCAATCGGGACGTATTCGGCCGGGGCGATGACTGCCGTGCAAGGCGCGACTGACGACCGAATTCTCTATTGGCCGGTCGCTACCGCTGCTGGCTGTGCGCTGACCTGCTTGATTGCTTATCCGGGTCCATTCCTCAAATCCCTCCTGTATATTGTCTTTGTCCCTTTCGGCCTTGCCACTTTTGCTTGCGACGGCGCCGACATTGCGAAGGCCTGTCCGCTGGCCACTGCCTTTGGGATTGCCGGTCCATATTTTCTATACGCATTCTTCATTCCCCTGTTGTTTTTGTTCTGGGGCGGGGCGGGCGTAACCGTCGCCATTATTGCCGCGATGAACTGTGTCGAGCACGGACTCAAACACACTTGGCGTCGGCTGTTATCCACGCTCATTTTGCTGCTGACCGCGATTGTTGCGGCAGCCAATCTCGATGCCTTCAGGCGCGGCGGGGACTACGTCTATCTTTCCGTCATGTATCCTCGTTACACGGCCGAGATATCCAGGCTGCCCGCCGACAAGCCGCGATTCAAGGTGTGGGGCTGGGCTGACACTGCGCCTTGCGGTATTGGGGTCGCCTATGATGAGAGCGATGCGACCGGGCTCCGTTCCGGGATTTGTGCTGGACCATTCGAGGGTTATCACATGTCGTCGGAAGTATCAGGCACACCGGTTTCTCGCGATTCCCGCATGTTCCGGCATTTTTATTTTGTCACCATTTGCCCGCTTGATCGTTACGACAATTCTCGGCAGTGCAATCATTGACGGCCTGGACGGCCTGCGGTGCCTATGGTTGGTAGCTTCGTTTGGCGTCAGCCGGAATTAGAAGTCCACTTTCAGCATTGGATTTTCAGTCGTGCCGCCGCGGCCGCGAGCCGCGGCGGTACGCGACGGCCCGCTTTGCGCGGGCCTGATCCACGCTTGCCTTCGCGCACCGCTGCAACGCCCGTGTGTTCCGACTTCAGCTCCGGCGGAACGCATGTCCCTCCCGGACAGCGGATAGCGAAAGGGCGGCGTGGGTCGCCGGGCCGGGGTCTGCCGCAAGTATTTTGACGGCAGCATCCCGGCCCCCACCCCTAACCCCTCCCCACAAGGGGGAGGGGAATTTTTTCCGTGCGCCGTCAGCCGCGACAACGACCAGACAGAACAGGACCACGATGAGCGAACAGGTGCGCGGCGCCGGCCAGCCGACTTGGCCGCTGTCGCCGTATCAGATCCAGGTGTCCTACGGCCAAAGCCAAAGCACGTCGAGCCAAGGCACGTCGAGCCAAGGCACGTCGAGCCAAGCCACGTCAAGCAATGGCATTGCGCGCGGCTCGGGCGCCGACTGGTTCGGCCCGCTCGACCCGATGCGGCCGATCGCGCCGCCCGACGTCGCCGGCAGGCGGTTCGACTTCCCGCCCGGCTACAACCTCGTCACCCGGCCGCGTGCCTACGAGAGCATCGGTTTTGCCGAGCTGCGCGGTTTCGCCGACGCCTACGATCTGTTGCGGCTGGTCATCGAGACACGCAAGGACCAGATGGAGCGCCAGCGCTGGCGCATCCGGCCGCGCGATGCAAAATCCAAGCGTCGCAGCGCCGCGATCGATCCCGACGTGACCGCGCGCATCGCCGGCATCGAGGCTTTCTTGCAAAAGCCCGACGGCATCACGCGCTGGAAGACCTGGCTGCGGGCGCTGCTCGAGGACATGTTCGTCATCGACGCGGCGACGCTGTATTGCCAGCGCACGCGCTCCGGCCAGCTCTGCGCGCTGCAGCAGCTCGACGGCGCGACCATCAAGCGCGTGATCGACGATTGGGGCCGCACGCCGCAGCCGTATTGGGACCCCCTCCTATCCTCCCCCGCAAGCGGGGGAGGGAAGGGTGGGGGAATGGTCTATCCGCCGGCCTATCAGCAGGTGCTCAAAGGCCTGCCGGCGGTCAATTATTCGGCGCGCGACATCGTCTACCGGCCGCGCAACGTGCGCGCCCACCGGGTCTACGGCTTCTCGCCGGTGCAGCAGGTGCTGATGACCGTCAACATCGCGCTGCGCCGTCAGCTCTGGCAGCTCGATTATTTCACCGAAGGCTCGATCCCCGACGCGCTGATCGGCGTGCCGCAGGGCTGGACGCCGGACCAGATCAAGCAGTTCCAGGATTATTGGGACACCGAATTCGCCGGCGACCTGGCCAAGCGCCGGCGGGCAAAATTCGTGCCCGGCGAGACCGCGGCCAAAGTCGTGCAGACCAAGGAGCCGCAGCACAAGGACGATTTCGACGAGTGGCTCGCCCGCATCATCTGCTTTGCCTTTTCGGTGCCGCCGCAATGGGCCACCAAGGCGATGAACCGCGCCACCGCCGACAACCAGTCGGCGCAGGCCGAGGAAGAGGGGCTCGAGCCGACCAAGGAGTGGGTCAAGGATTTGATCGACGAGATCGTGGCGGAGGAATTCGCCTCGCCGGATCTCGAGCTGCATTGGCTCGACGAGGACGAAGGCGATCCCGAGACGGTGCTCGAAGGCCGGCTGAAAGTCGGTGCGCTCACGCTCAACGAGATGCGCGACGCCCTCGGCCTCGACCCCTTCGACAACGCCGCCGCCGACCGCCCGATGGTGCTCACCGCCACCGGCTTTGTGCCGATCGAGGCGAATGCGGGCGGGCAGGGAGCCAACACCGGACGCACGGGCGCGAATGGGCATAGCGCGGGTGCAGAGACGCAATCCGCAAAACTCGCGCTTCTGAAAGCGAGCTCGGACGATCCTGAGCATCCCGGCTGGCCGACCGGGACCCCAGGAGGCCGTGGCGGCAAGTTTCGGCCGAAGGACGGGGAGGGTAGTCAGACTCCATACAATTTCCCACCTGTTGCCGCCGAAAGTTCGAGGTCCGAGACCCGCTATGCCGCTTTGGAAACCGAGGGACGACCAGACACGTCAAATGTTCCCAAGGGTGAGCAATATGCCGGCCCGCCGAGGGACATTGTATATGGGCCAAATGCATGGACAGGAATTCAGCAAATCGATGAAACAACCAAAAGATTGTCAGAAATTCTTGCAAGGGTTGTCGACGAGACTGCTCCGACGCACTTATCTCCAAGTTTCTATGGAATTTTGATTCACAAGCGGTTCGCTGCCGCGGTAATCGCTGAGCGGATACGCGGCATTAGTCCTTCCGATGTTGAGCACACATTCAGTTTGCCTTCCGACTACGGTGGCCGTAGAAAGGCTGTCAAGCCAGATGCTGTTTTGCGCAATGATAGTGGTGATGTAATCGCGATCTACGATGTTAAGACCCTAGACGCTAGCCTGAGGCCAGGTAGAGCGAACCAACTTCGTGCCGCGACAAAAGCGGTCTCCCGTGTCCCGGTCATTGATCTGCACATCGAGCGCGGGCCAGTCATAAAGTCACAGCAGGGCGACCCGGACTAGTCAAAACTATGACGCCAGGGCGTACTAGAAGCGGATGAGGGAATAAGATGTCAGTCGAAATCAACGTTCTCTCCGACTCGCGACTTGATTCAATTTCTAGCTGGCAGCGGTCGTTAGACGCTGAAGGCTTGCCTTTGCGATTGGCGCACGATGTCCTGTTTGATGAAGACGGTGGGACTCTGACCGCCCACCTCCATGACAGACCAACGAGTTTTCAGTGTTGGATTGAGGATCCTGCGGATCTGATGAGTACCTACAAGAACATTAATTTCGGTCACAGTTGGAAGTATGTTGTTACCTTCCCCTGGATAGCGGGTTTTGACGAGCTGATAGCTGTTTGGATGGCGGCGACGGCGTACGCGCGGGCGACAGGCGGCGTCGTTTTTGATGAGCAAGAGGGAAAACTCCTGACCGCGGACGAGTCATTACAAGTTGTGCATGACATTGAGCGCGATTTGCCGCAGGCGGAGGAATTAGCGCGTCGCCTGGATGGTTCGTAGCCGCCAGCTTTGGCGGCACGATTGCTGCACCGAAGGTTTGATCCCCGACGCCTTGCTCGGCGTGCCGCAGAGCTGGACCCCGGGCCAGATTCGCCAGTCCGGAGGACTAACCCCCTCCCTGACCCTCTCCCGCTTGCGGGGAGGGAAGGGTGTGGGCGTCGGCGACCTCGCCGGGCGCCGCCACACCAAGTTCGTGCCGGCGAGAGGGCCGCCGAGGTGGTGCAGACCAAGGAGCCGCAGCACAAGGGGCCTTCCGCAGGCGCCGTTAAATAAGTGGCAATTTTATTATACGCGTTTCGCAACCTGCGTATAATTCTTGCCCTAGTGGGCCCCCTATATTATACTCAATTTGCTTTTTGAGTATAACTGGAGCTCCTATGGCACCGCCACCCCTTTTACTGCAGACAACCTACGCCGAACTCCTTGAACGGTGCAGGGCGACAGCGTTTCAGACCGATTTTCCGCAAGACGGCGCTTTCGTTGTCAAGACGATCAAGGGACAGCGATATTGGTACTTCCAGCGCTCAACGACTGGAGGCCGTGAACAAAAGTATGTTGGGCCGGAGACACCCGAGCTGCTCGACCAGATTGCGCACCACAAGCAAATACGAAGCGACGAGCGTGAACGGCGCTCTCTGGTTTCGACGCTGGTCCGTTCTTTCGGGCTTCAGCCTCCTGCGCCCGAAATCGGCGAGGTAGTTAATGCCTTGGCGAACGCAGGGGTATTCCGTCTTCGCGGTGTTCTGGTCGGTACCGTCGCTTATCAGACTTATTCCGCGATGCTCGGAACGCGTTTACCCCGGTCAATCTTGCAAACAAGCGACGTGGATATCGCGCAATTTAGCAACGTGTCCGTGGCGGTAGGAGACCGCATACCTCCGGTCCTCGATGTCCTGAAGCAGGTCGATAAAACATTTCGACCTATTCCCCACCTTCACAAGGGCGATGTTACGAGCTACGTCGGCAAGGGAGGAATACGCGTTGATTTTCTTACGCCCAATCAAGGGCGCGATACTGACATACCAAAGGCGCTACCTGCCTTCCAAACCGAGGCTGAACCGTTGAGGTTCCTTGACTTTTTGATCAGCGATCCCGAGCCTGCCGCGATACTCCATGCTGTTGGCATTTACGTGCTCGTGCCATCACCAGCCCGGTACGCCATCCACAAGCTCATAGTGTCTCGTCTTCGACCCGAAGGGGTTGCCAAACGGCAAAAGGATATCGATCAAGCAGCATCACTATTTGTGATCCTTGCCGAAAAGAACCCCTATGACCTGAAGTCAGCTTGGCAGGAAGCGTCTGCGCGCGGAAAGACGTGGGGTCGACTTATTCTTGAAGGGTTAAGTCAGTTGCCCATAAGTCCACGCGACATTGTACTCAAAGCCGTAGACAAAAGTCGGGATATCGTTCCCGGAATCGATTTGACTTTTAATAATCCGCCCCCACGGTACGACTTTCAGAGAGATATAGTCGCATTTGCTGGCGAGTCGTTCGGCGATGAGGTGCGTTGCGCCGTGAGTCGTGAGGGCCTAGCGGACCACTTTGGAGCCAACAACGTGACGAACGAGGGCCGTGTAGAGGCATTTCGCAAAAACCGAACGACCATCGAACAACTGACAAGAAAAAAATATCTTCACTGGCCTGTAGAAGAGCCAGGACAAGTCATCTTGAAAACCCAAGACATACCGCGGCTTCGGAAACAATAGCGACTGAGAGTCAAAGTTAAATCCGATTGCCCATCGACGGTTTGTATCGTCAACATCGCGCTGCGCCGCCAGCTCTGGCAGCTCGATTATTTCACCGAAGGCTCGATCCCCGACGCGCTGATCGGCGTGCCGCAGGGCTGGACACCGGACCAGATCAAGCAGTTCCAGGATTCCCCCTCCCTAACCCTCCCCCGCTTGCGGGGGAGGGAAGGGTGGGGGCTTCGCCGGCGACCTGGCCAAGCGCCGGCGGGCAAAATTCGTGCCCGGCGAGACCGCGGCAAAGGTCGTCCAGACCAAGGAGCCGCAGCACAAGGACGATTTCGACGAATGGCTCGCCCGCATCATCTGCTTTGCGTTTTCGGTGCCGCCGCAATGGGCCACCAAGACGATGAACCGCGCCACCGCGGAGAATCAATCGGCGCAGGCCGAAGAGGAGGGGCTCGAGCCGACCAAGGAATGGGTCAAGGATTTGATCGACGAGATCGTGGCGGAGGAATTTTCGTCGCCCGATCTCGAGCTGCATTGGCTCGACGAGGACGAAGGCGATCCCGAGACGGTGCTCGAAAGCCGGCTGAAAGTCGGCGCGCTCACGCTCAACGAGATGCGCGACGCGCTCGGCCTCGACCCCTTCGACAACGCCGCCGCCGACCGCCCGATGGTGCTCACGGCGACGGGTTATGTGCCGATCGAGGCGAATGCGGGCGGGGAAGGGGCGAAAGACGCTGGCGAGCAAAGCGGGGGTGAACAACTAGTTGTTGCTCAACAAACCAATATATCGAGCCTCCGCAAGCGAAATAACGGGACACCTCTCATTCAAAAATATGGTTACGACCCTGGTGAACCACGTGTGCCCAAGCGCAATCCTGGCGCTGGCCAGTGGACTAGAATTGCAGCAGCCGATGATGAGAATGATAAATCGGATGGGCCCGATGATGCCCTGGTGCGCTATCAGAGATATGGTGAGGGGCATCATTGGGTTCCGAAGGTGGTTTACAATAAAAAGGACATCAAGCCGGAAACATGGGAGGTCTTTGATAAGACGAAGTCGGGCACACTTGCTGATCCAAGCGTTAATAGGAACAACGCAGAGCATATTGAATACAACGAGGCGGTAGATGAGCTATTTGAAGCCTACTTGAATAGGAATAAGATAACCTCTGAGCAGATGACACCGGATCAAGCGCGCGAACTCATCGAGGAAGTTAAGGCGTCGAGCGAGCCCAGAATTCATGGACTGGTACTAAAGATCCAACGGGAAGTATTGAGATATATTCGTGTTTACGGCCCGCGCGGAATAAGAGGAGGCAGGGGCGGTGATCCAGACTAAGCCGTCTAGCGATGATCGGGAGCAGCAGAAAATGATAACTAGAGATGACATCAATACGATGAGTCGGGACGAGTACGATCGTCGCCAAGCCGAGCAATATGATGTTTTTGAGCGGCTCTACCCTCGCGTCGATGCACTGCTCGAGCGCTTTGGCAGGCCTGATTTTTTACCAGGACAGCGCCATGGTGATTATTCGGTCCACGGCGATTATAGCGAATATCCGCAAGTTGTTGTCTTCGTTCATAACCTCAAACTGTTGGAGCGCCCGGTTGTCAGTGCGCTTCAGGAGCTAGTGAAGGAGTTTCCCGGTTGGCGAATTGATCTCATGGTGGGACTGTGGAACCACCTGAAAGATTGGCCCAATATGGGCATTTCCATTCGCGCGAATGAAATTGTGGACGACCTTCAGCGGCAATATTTTCCGAAGGATTTTCAGGATCTCGCATATGATGGTGCTCGGCGAGGTACCGTGTTGGATTAAGACCTAGGGAATCCGCCGGCGGTCCAACTCAATTGGATAGCTCGACGGCGCGACCATCAAGCGCGTCATCGACGATTGGGGCCGCACGCCGCAGCCGTTCGCCGCGGCCGACGGCACGACGATCTATCCGCCGGCCTATCAGCAGGTGCTCAAAGGCCTGCCCGCGGTCAATTACTCGGCGCGCGATATCGTCTACCGGCCGCGCAACGTGCGCGCTCACCGGGTCTACGGTTTTTCGCCGGTGCAGCAGGTGCTGATGACGGTCAATATCGCGCTGCGCCGCCAGCTCTGGCAGCTCGACTATTTCACCGAAGGCTCGATCCCCGACGCGCTGATCGGCGTGCCGCAGGGCTGGACGCCGGACCAGATCAAGCAGTTCCAGGATTATTGGGACACCGAGTTCGCAGGCGACCTGGCCAAGCGGCGGCGCGCAAAATTCGTGCCCGGCGAGACGGCGGCCAAGGTCGTCCAGACCAAAGAGCCACAGCACAAGGACGATTTCGACGAGTGGCTCGCCCGCATCATCTGCTTTGCCTTTTCGGTGCCGCCGCAATGGGCCACCAAGGCGATGAACCGCGCCACGGCGGAGAATCAATCGGCGCAGGCCGAAGAGGAGGGGCTCGAGCCGACCAAGGAGTGGGTCAAGGATCTGATCGACGAGATCGTGGCGGAGGAATTTGCCTCGCCCGATCTCGAGCTGCATTGGCTCGACGAGGACGAGGGCGATCCCGAGACGGTGCTGGAAGGCCGGTTGAAAGTCGGCGCGCTTACCCTCAACGAAATGCGCGACGCCCTCGGCCTCGACCCCTTCGACAACGCCGCAGCCGATCGCCCGATGGTGCTCACGGCGACGGGCTTTGTGCCGATCGAGGCCAATGCGGGCGGGGAGGGGGCGAGTGACGGAAATGCCAACGCGAACGGGCAAAGTGCAAATGTGGGAAAGCGGTTCGCGAATCACGCGCTTGGAAAAGCGAGCCCGGACGATCCTGAACACCCCGGATGGCCCGCAAGAACCGCCGGAGGGAAGGGCGGAAAGTTTCGCCCGAAGGATGCTGCGACTGATTTTTCAAGCGCCGCGGCACCGATTCCTGTCGTAGACTTCAGTGCGGGATTTCACGAAGCGAATGTCAATCACTGGATGGCTTATCTTAAGAGCATCGGTATACCGGCCATCAAGGAGCCGGCCGTGCATATGATCGGTTTGCCGGAAGATATTCTTGGATATCCCGATATCATAGCGATTATGCCTGGCATGGGGCCCTCAGTTCTTGAAATAAAGACCGGCGACGAAACTATAACTCTAACACCAAATCAGACTATCTATCTTCAAATGATGCAGCTGGGGTGGCACGTCTATAGCAATGATCTTCGCGTTACGGAACTGGGCTGGGAGCCCGGTGCCCCCTTTCCACCTATGAGGGTCTTCTTTATCCGAGCGCCTGGGCCGGGAAAGGAGTACAGTGTGACCGAGTTGCCTCCGCTTAAGCTGCTGCCGCGTGGATCGAAACCGACGCATTGACAGAAGCAATTGCTTGATTTCATCGCATCTCACAGCAAGGCTTGTGATCATGATGGAAACGTTCTCAGATGACCTCTTGTCCGATAAAAACCTAGCAATCAAGCTCGCGGAGTTATTTTGCGAGGCGCATTATGGCGACCTTCGGGAGCAATCGCCGCTGTCGTTGATAGATAGGGGAGATTATTGGCGTGTCGAAGGCAATCGAAACCGCGACGGAGCGATCAATGGTCCTGCGGAATTCTTCCTCTCCATTGAGAAGCGTGATGCGCGAGTGATCGATTTTGGCGAGTATGTTCGATGCCCACCGCATCCTTTGGTCGTCAAAGCAATACGCGACGGCCATAATGAACAGAAATCAAGTTTGAATTCGGCTCCAGCTTCAGGACCACGGCTCAGAAACGAAGGATCCGACCCGGCTTCCGAGTCGGGGATTATGTTTTTAACCGGATTGGCGCGCGGAGGTGTTGTTTTTGATGCTAGGCTAGCCACAAGCATCATCGAAGCGCTTTTTGATGCTCATCACCATGATATTAAAGTTCAAGCGCCGATGCTGGCAGAGGACAAAGGCAAATACTGGCGCATCAAAGGAAGCTGCAAAGAGGAAGGCGACGTTACGGAGGCAAGCCGCTTGTGCGCTTCAATCCAAAAATATGACGGGCGCGTAACCGAATTCGGCGAGTGCCGTGACTGATTATTGAACGCACGATCAGGCGAATCGGCGATTAGGTCGCGCCCACCGGGTCTACGGCTTCTCGCCGGTGCAGCAGGTGTTGATGACCGTCAACATCGCGCTGCGCCGCCAGCTCTGGCAGCTCGATTATTTCACCGAAGGCTCGATCCCCGACGCGCTGATCGGCGTGCCGCAGGGCTGGACGCCGGACCAGATCAAGCAGTTCCAGGATTATTGGGACACCGAATTCGCCGGCGACCTGGCCAAGCGCCGGCGGGCAAAATTCGTGCCCGGCGAGACCGCGGCCAAAGTCGTGCAGACCAAGGAGCCGCAGCACAAGGACGATTTCGACGAGTGGCTCGCCCGCATCATCTGCTTTGCCTTTTCGGTGCCGCCGCAATGGGCCACCAAGGCGATGAACCGCGCCACCGCCGACAACCAGTCGGCGCAGGCCGAGGAAGAGGGGCTCGAGCCGACCAAGGAGTGGGTCAAGGATTTGATCGACGAGATCGTGGCGGAGGAATTCGCCTCGCCGGATCTCGAGCTGCATTGGCTCGACGAGGACGAAGGCGATCCCGAGACGGTGCTCGAAGGCCGGCTGAAAGTCGGTGCGCTCACGCTCAACGAGATGCGCGACGCCCTCGGCCTCGACCCCTTCGACAACGCCGCCGCCGACCGCCCGATGGTGCTCACCGCCACCGGCTTTGTGCCGATCGAGGCGAATGCGGGCGGGCAGGGAGCCAACACCGGACGCACGGGCGCGAATGGGCATAGCGCGGGTGCAGAGACGCAATCCGCAAAACTCGCGCTTCTGAAAGCGAGCTCGGACGATCCTGAGCATCCCGGCTGGCCGACCGGGACCCCAGGAGGCCGTGGCGGCAAGTTTCGGCCGAAGGACGGGGAGGGTAGTCAGACTCCATACAATTTCCCACCTGTTGCCGCCGAAAGTTCGAGGTCCGAGACCCGCTATGCCGCTTTGGAAACCGAGGGACGACCAGACACGTCAAATGTTCCCAAGGGTGAGCAATATGCCGGCCCGCCGAGGGACATTGTATATGGGCCAAATGCATGGACAGGAATTCAGCAAATCGATGAAACAACCAAAAGATTGTCAGAAATTCTTGCAAGGGTTGTCGACGAGACTGCTCCGACGCACTTATCTCCAAGTTTCTATGGAATTTTGATTCACAAGCGGTTCGCTGCCGCGGTAATCGCTGAGCGGATACGCGGCATTAGTCCTTCCGATGTTGAGCACACATTCAGTTTGCCTTCCGACTACGGTGGCCGTAGAAAGGCTGTCAAGCCAGATGCTGTTTTGCGCAATGATAGTGGTGATGTAATCGCGATCTACGATGTTAAGACCCTAGACGCTAGCCTGAGGCCAGGTAGAGCGAACCAACTTCGTGCCGCGACAAAAGCGGTCTCCCGTGTCCCGGTCATTGATCTGCACATCGAGCGCGGGCCAGTCATAAAGTCACAGCAGGGCGACCCGGACTAGTCAAAACTATGACGCCAGGGCGTACTAGAAGCGGATGAGGGAATAAGATGTCAGTCGAAATCAACGTTCTCTCCGACTCGCGACTTGATTCAATTTCTAGCTGGCAGCGGTCGTTAGACGCTGAAGGCTTGCCTTTGCGATTGGCGCACGATGTCCTGTTTGATGAAGACGGTGGGACTCTGACCGCCCACCTCCATGACAGACCAACGAGTTTTCAGTGTTGGATTGAGGATCCTGCGGATCTGATGAGTACCTACAAGAACATTAATTTCGGTCACAGTTGGAAGTATGTTGTTACCTTCCCCTGGATAGCGGGTTTTGACGAGCTGATAGCTGTTTGGATGGCGGCGACGGCGTACGCGCGGGCGACAGGCGGCGTCGTTTTTGATGAGCAAGAGGGAAAACTCCTGACCGCGGACGAGTCATTACAAGTTGTGCATGACATTGAGCGCGATTTGCCGCAGGCGGAGGAATTAGCGCGTCGCCTGGATGGTTCGTAGCCGCCAGCTTTGGCGGCACGATTGCTGCACCGAAGGTTTGATCCCCGACGCCTTGCTCGGCGTGCCGCAGAGCTGGACCCCGGGCCAGATTCGCCAGTCCGGAGGACTAACCCCCTCCCTGACCCTCTCCCGCTTGCGGGGAGGGAAGGGTGTGGGCGTCGGCGACCTCGCCGGGCGCCGCCACACCAAGTTCGTGCCGGCGAGAGGGCCGCCGAGGTGGTGCAGACCAAGGAGCCGCAGCACAAGGGGCCTTCCGCAGGCGCCGTTAAATAAGTGGCAATTTTATTATACGCGTTTCGCAACCTGCGTATAATTCTTGCCCTAGTGGGCCCCCTATATTATACTCAATTTGCTTTTTGAGTATAACTGGAGCTCCTATGGCACCGCCACCCCTTTTACTGCAGACAACCTACGCCGAACTCCTTGAACGGTGCAGGGCGACAGCGTTTCAGACCGATTTTCCGCAAGACGGCGCTTTCGTTGTCAAGACGATCAAGGGACAGCGATATTGGTACTTCCAGCGCTCAACGACTGGAGGCCGTGAACAAAAGTATGTTGGGCCGGAGACACCCGAGCTGCTCGACCAGATTGCGCACCACAAGCAAATACGAAGCGACGAGCGTGAACGGCGCTCTCTGGTTTCGACGCTGGTCCGTTCTTTCGGGCTTCAGCCTCCTGCGCCCGAAATCGGCGAGGTAGTTAATGCCTTGGCGAACGCAGGGGTATTCCGTCTTCGCGGTGTTCTGGTCGGTACCGTCGCTTATCAGACTTATTCCGCGATGCTCGGAACGCGTTTACCCCGGTCAATCTTGCAAACAAGCGACGTGGATATCGCGCAATTTAGCAACGTGTCCGTGGCGGTAGGAGACCGCATACCTCCGGTCCTCGATGTCCTGAAGCAGGTCGATAAAACATTTCGACCTATTCCCCACCTTCACAAGGGCGATGTTACGAGCTACGTCGGCAAGGGAGGAATACGCGTTGATTTTCTTACGCCCAATCAAGGGCGCGATACTGACATACCAAAGGCGCTACCTGCCTTCCAAACCGAGGCTGAACCGTTGAGGTTCCTTGACTTTTTGATCAGCGATCCCGAGCCTGCCGCGATACTCCATGCTGTTGGCATTTACGTGCTCGTGCCATCACCAGCCCGGTACGCCATCCACAAGCTCATAGTGTCTCGTCTTCGACCCGAAGGGGTTGCCAAACGGCAAAAGGATATCGATCAAGCAGCATCACTATTTGTGATCCTTGCCGAAAAGAACCCCTATGACCTGAAGTCAGCTTGGCAGGAAGCGTCTGCGCGCGGAAAGACGTGGGGTCGACTTATTCTTGAAGGGTTAAGTCAGTTGCCCATAAGTCCACGCGACATTGTACTCAAAGCCGTAGACAAAAGTCGGGATATCGTTCCCGGAATCGATTTGACTTTTAATAATCCGCCCCCACGGTACGACTTTCAGAGAGATATAGTCGCATTTGCTGGCGAGTCGTTCGGCGATGAGGTGCGTTGCGCCGTGAGTCGTGAGGGCCTAGCGGACCACTTTGGAGCCAACAACGTGACGAACGAGGGCCGTGTAGAGGCATTTCGCAAAAACCGAACGACCATCGAACAACTGACAAGAAAAAAATATCTTCACTGGCCTGTAGAAGAGCCAGGACAAGTCATCTTGAAAACCCAAGACATACCGCGGCTTCGGAAACAATAGCGACTGAGAGTCAAAGTTAAATCCGATTGCCCATCGACGGTTTGTATCGTCAACATCGCGCTGCGCCGCCAGCTCTGGCAGCTCGATTATTTCACCGAAGGCTCGATCCCCGACGCGCTGATCGGCGTGCCGCAGGGCTGGACACCGGACCAGATCAAGCAGTTCCAGGATTCCCCCTCCCTAACCCTCCCCCGCTTGCGGGGGAGGGAAGGGTGGGGGCTTCGCCGGCGACCTGGCCAAGCGCCGGCGGGCAAAATTCGTGCCCGGCGAGACCGCGGCAAAGGTCGTCCAGACCAAGGAGCCGCAGCACAAGGACGATTTCGACGAATGGCTCGCCCGCATCATCTGCTTTGCCTTTTCGGTGCCGTGACCGGCAACAACCAATGCGAGGATTTAGGGATGAAGCCTCCGCTGCCACGCACCTTGAGCGCCGTGCCGCAGACGTTGCACGTGCGCCTCGAGATCGCCAAAGCGATCCGCACGCTCGCCGGGCCGGACGAGGACGAACTGCTGCGGCAGCGCCGCGCAGAGATCGCCGCGATCCGCCGCGATTTAGAGGCGCTTTCCCGCGACCTGCACAAAGCCTTCGAGGCGGCCGCAATGCTGGCGAAAGCGGAGTTGCGGGCGGCGCTGAAAAAATACAGCGTCGACCAACCGCGCGTGCCCGCCGGCAATCCCGATGGCGGGCAGTGGACGAGCGACGGTGGCAACGGATCGTCGGCAGATAGTTTCAATGCTGCGGGCGTTGGGTCGGAGTCGCCCAAACGATACGCCGCAATAGATACCGGCACGCTGACGGATGAGACCGGTACCGGCGAGGCTAACGCTTTTGACAACGGTCCGCGGCTTGCACAGAACGAGGTCACGCCTCGCGGGTTTACGATTGCGCGTCCGCCAGGAAAAGATCCGTTAGACCCAAAAGGATTGAACGGTCCGATATTGCCGGACGAACAGCAAAATGTTGCAGACGCACTGACTCTTATATTAAATCAGGACTTCAGCACGTTGTATCCGCATGCCTACGAGAACCGTCCGCACTATGAGACAGGCGCTGTTCTACCTCCTGGCGCGAGCGGGTATATTGCTTTCGATGTGCCGGGACTTGGCGCCGGCAGAGGCGTTGGCAGAATCGTGATTGATGCTGGTATTGGAGCGATGTATTACACCAACAATCATTACCGCAGCTTCTATCGTCTCAACCTGAACCCGCGCGGCGAGTAGGAATCATGCGAACCATCGAGCTTGATGCCACAAAATGGAAAACGGTGATCGATTTTTATCATGCGCTCCTCGCCTCGATTGGTGCGCCGGCTCGGCACGGCCAGAGCCCTGACGCTTTGGTCGATTCCATGATTTGGGGCGGAATCAACGCTGTGGAACCGCCGTATTCGGTCCAAATCTCTGGCCTTTCAGCGACGCCGAAAGAGGTTCATGACCATGTCGAATTGGTAAGCGGTATGCTCGTGGAAGGACGCATTTATCGAAAACGGCACAACGGCGATGACGTTGAAGTCTCGATTGTGAATGCACCTGCGAACGATGGCAGCATGTCTGATGATCAAGTGGCCAAGATTCGCGATGCGGTTGAGGCAGTGCAATACGAAGGACCCGACCCCAAACTCCGCTCGATAGCCGATAATCTTCGGCGACAATTGAAACCGGGGCGCTCTCGAGAACGATGAGGTAGCGATCGCGGAGAGATTGAGCGCACCTACGTTCGCGATTATCGTCACTATACGAGTATCGCGACCGGCGTCTTTATGGCGGCGGCGGGCGTTAGCAGGGATGATTATCTCGCAATCGCGGATGCCTATGCCAGCGCGTTGTCTACTTTTAGCGCAGGCGATCCGAGGGACGAAGTCTACTCACACTTGTCCAAACGGGATGTCGAAGATAATCTAAAGGGCTATGATCTCTATGAGTCCGGACGAATTCGGCAAAGTAGGCAATAAGTCCGATATGCAAGCCGCGAGCGACGATCAAATCATCCCGATCAAGGATCGGGTCCTCTATTGGCCGACTGTACTGGCTGTCTTTTGGTCCTGGCTTTTCATCACGTACGACCGCACAGGACCAGGTTTGGACTTTGCGCCGCTCGAAATACTTTTGTGTTGGCTGATATCGGCCGGCGCCGGCGTCATAGCCTGCATATCCGCGATAAGCGAGCGGGCTTGGCGGCGGCTGCTATCCGCCATGGTCCTGCCGCTGAGTGTTATCGTCGTGGTATTTGTCTGGTGGCGCTGAACGGCACGTCGCGGCCCAGCAAGCCGAAGGCGTAGCTGACGCGCCCACCGCTCTTTTCTTCGAGCTTTCAACCGAATCCAGAACTGCCCTCTGACCGGAGCGCACACCGCACCGGACAAGCCAACACGCATGCGCCGTGAAAGCCTTCCACACCGAGATCAAGCAAATGAAGCCTCCGCTGCCGCGCATCGAAAGCGCCGTGCCCCGGGCGTTGCACGTGCAACTCGAAATCGCCAAAGCGATCCGCACGTTGGCGGGCCCGGACGAGGGCGAGCTGCTGCGGCGGCGCCACGCCGAAATCGCCGCGATCCGCCGCGATTTCGAGCTGCTTGCCGCTGACATCCGTAACGCCTTCGAAGCGGCCGCGGTACTTGCGAAAGCGGAGCTGCGGGCGGCACTGAATAAGTACAATCCCGATCAGCCGCGGGTGCCGGCCGGAAATTCGAAGGGCGGGCAATGGACGACGGAGGACGGGAGCGGGTCGCCGAAAGACACGTCCCATGCCGCAGGCGATACGCCGGGGACGCGCCACTACGCTCAACGGGTGTCCGATACGTTGACGGACGCCACGGCGAGCGGCAGCAATCCGAATTGGCAGAAGGCGCCTTCGGGGCAGGTTCAACTTGTCAACGATATCCCTCCGGCGGTCGGCCTGGCGGCAACCCTGGAAAGACTTGTTGCGACTGGCAGGATCACCGAGGAAGAGGCCGCCGCGGTCCAACAATCGGTCAATGCCTCCCGAGCCGCGGACAGCGCTCGACTGGCGGCAGCCATCGAAGGTATAACCGTCAATGAAGCGCAAAGCGTGCTGAGCTCACAAGAGTTTGCGCAACTTCGAGCGGCGTATTTGGCCGAGCAAGAAAGTACCGTTACGATCGGCGGCCGAACAATTCAGTACGAGCCGAATATACCGTCGTATATATCGGGCATGACCAACTTTAAGAATAACGGCTTTGCATTGGGACCGGGCGCGTTCGCAACGCCGCAAGAAACACAAGCAACGGTGTTGCAAGAACTATATAGGCTCAACACATCGCAAGCGGGAGCTACTGGCGTCCATTCAGCTGAATCGGCCGCCGTCGAGTATGACGCTGCGCGAAAGTTTGTGGACAAAGTCCTTCGATCGGGAGTTATGGATCAATGACCGGAGACATCAACGCCCAGCGGCGGCGCTGGATCGAAGCGGCAAAAATCCTGGCGGCCGATCCGAAGGCGGCCGTCCCTTGCCCAGCATGCGGTCAGGGAATTTTGCAAGTCATAGATGCCGGCGATGCCGAGAGGACTGACCGCCATATGCAATGCCCTGTTTGTCGCGCACATGAGGTTATGACGCTTAGAAGACCCCATCCATGATTTAGGCGGCAGCGGGCCTGTGCGCTTATCGTGTCGCGTCGAAGCGTTTCGCGCGCTGCGATATTTTTGACCGAATATTTCTTCGCCACGTCATGGGCCATGGCCGCGCTGCGCCGCCAGCCCAGCTGATCGCTACGTCGATTTCCTTTCACCTTTTCGCTCGAACCCAGCCCTTCGACCGGCGCGCAGGGCGCCGGCCGGCGAACACCCACGCGCGGCAACGACGCAACAAGGAGTATGCAATGGACGACATGAACATCTTCGTTCCCATTACCAAGATCGATGCGGCGCAGCGCCTGGTCTACGGCGTCGTCACCGCGGAGAGGCCGGATGTGTCCGGCGAAGTCTGCGACTATGCCTCGACCAAGCCGCTCTATCAGAAATGGTCGCGCAATTTCGCGTCCGCCACCGACGGCAAGAGTCTCGGCAATCTGCGCGCCATGCATTCCAACGTGGCCGCCGGCAAGCTCGTCGAGATCGCCTTCAACGACGAGCACAAGCGCATCGAGATCTGCGGCAAGGTGGTCGACGATGCTGAGTGGGAAAAAGTCGAGCAGGGCGTCTATACCGGCTTTTCGCAAGGCGGCCGCTATCTGAAGCGCTGGCCGGATCCCGACGAGCCGGCGCTCACGCGCTACACCGCCGAGCCCATGGAGGTGTCGCTGGTCGATCATCCGTGCCTGCCGGAAGCGACTTTTGCGGTGATCAAGGCCGACGGCTCGACCGAGCTGCGCAAGTTCAAGGACAATCCCGTGTCCGCCGCGCTGGCCGAGGCGCTCGCCAAGATCGGCGCGCGCCATTCCAAGGCCGACAAGGAGCGCATCAAGCAAACCCACGATCTTCTGGTCGGGCTCGATCCGGATTGCTGCGCCGCGGCCGGGCCGGTCGCCGGCGCCAAGGTGGAGACGCGGCCGAAATTCTCGCCGCAGGCCGGCGAGGGTGCAGCCGAAGCTGCCGGTGACGATGCGACGGTAAAGCTCGCAAAAGTCTTCGATCACTCTTTGGCCAAGGCGATACAGGCCGTCACCTCGCACATGGACGAGCTCGCCGCACGCGTGAAGAAAATCGAGGCGCAGCCGTTGCCGCTCGGCACCACCTCGGTGCGCGTTGCCGAGAAGAGCGAGGACTCGATCTTTCCAAAACCGGAAGCGCTGCTCGATCAACCGGGCGCGCTCGAAGCGCTCGCCGAGGCCGCGATCCGCAAGGCGCAAAGCCAGCCGATGCGCGCCATTCCGGGTTTTCGCCCGCGTCGAGACTGATTGCAACCCTCCCCTGCAGGGGGAGGGCGCCGCGCAGCGGCGGGTGGGGAAGTGCCGCGAAGCCTCCTCACTTCCCCACCTGTCGCGCTTCGCGCCGTAGCCGACGCATCGCGCCGGCGTCCTTCGATTTAAGTACGGCGGCCGAAGGCCGCCTGTGGGCCTCCCCCCTGCAGGGGAGGCAAATCTTTTCAGATCAACCAACCAACCAACCAACCACGGGAACCACACCATGTATCAGCCCAACCTTCCGCACCTCATTGCCAAGTCGGCCTTGCCGCACACCATGCAGGATTACAGCGCCGCGCTGACCAATGCCGGCAGCTTCCTGCGCGAGATCGAGAAGGCGCATGCCAATCCGCTGCCCGGCGATCCGCTGGCGAAAACGACGTTTTCGGAATCGAATTCGCCGACCTCGGGCCTGACCTATTACGACCTCGAGACCGGCGCCAAATTCGTCTATCCGATGCTCACGCCGCTGCGCAACGAGATCCCGCGCGTCTCCGGCAAGGGCGGCATCCAGGCCAATTGGCGCGCGGTGACCGGCATCAACACCACGGGCCTGCGCATCGGCGTCTCCGGCGGCAACCGCGGCGGCGTCAGCGCGGTGGCGACGCAGGATTACAGCGCCGCCTACAAGGGCATCGGCATCGAAACCTCGGTCGACTTCGAGGCACAATATGCCGGCATGGGCTTTGACGATATCAAGGCGATCGGCGCCAAGATCGGGCTCGAAGCCTGCATGCTCGGCGAGGAGTTGTTGATCCTGGGCGGCAACACGTCGGTGCCGCTCGGCACCACGCCGACGCCGTCGCTGGCGCCGTCGACCTCCGGCGGCAGTCTCACCGCGGCTGCGTCGCCCTATAGCGTCATCTGCGTTGCGCTGTCGCTCGACGCCATGGTCAACGGTTCCATCACCGGCGGCATCCAGGGCGCCATCACGCGCAGCAATGCCGACGGTTCGTCGGATACGTTCGGCGGCGGCGCGGCCGGAAAATCGGCAAATGCCACGGCGTCGATCTCGTCCGGCACCTCGGGCTCGATCGCCGCCAGCGTCGCGCCGGTCTCTGGCGCCATGGGTTATGCCTGGTTCTGGGGTGCGGCCGGCTCCGAAGTGCTCGGCGCCATCACCACCATCAATTCGCTGGTGATCACCGCCAACGCGGCCGGCACGCAGACTGCGGCCGCACTCGGCAGCGACAATTCGACCAACGCGCTGGTGTTCGACGGCCTGCTCTATCAGGCGTTCAAGTCCGGCTCCAACGCCTATGTGCAATATCTTGCCACCGGCACCGCCGGCACCGGCTCGACCTTGACCGGCGACGGCGCCGGCGGCGTCGTCGAGATCGACGCGGCGCTCAAGAACCGTTGGGACAATTACCGGCTTTCTCCCGACACCATGTGGGTCGGCTCGCAGGTCGCCAACGACCTGTCGAAGAAGATCCTGGCCGGCAACGCCAATGCGGCGCAGCGCTTCGTGTTCGATGCCGATCAGGGCGCGCTCGGCGGCGGCGTCATGGTGCGCACCTATCTCAACAAGTTCTCCATGGCCGGGCCGAAAGTGCTCGACATCCGCGTGCATCCCAACATGCCCGCCGGCGCGCTGCTGATGACCTCGCGTACTCTGCCGTATCCGCTGTCGAACGTCGGCAACGTCGTGCAGGTGCGCACCCGGCAGGACTACTACCAGATCGAATGGCCGCCGCGGGCGCGCCGTTACGAGACCGGC